TCCGCGCTTCTGCCAGCAGTGCCAATAGTTTTTTTCGTAATTTATCCATTTTTACATCTCCATTTCAAAAAGCTTCAGTTTGTTTTTTAACAGTTTTGCCCACCGCCTGACGGGTCTCTCATCACCAGCGTCACCAGTCGCCCGGCTGGTAGCCGCTGTTAATTGCTCGCATTTTGCCCGCGCTTTCGCAGACGTTTCCTGATACGCCGGGAATGTCACCGGCGACACTTCAAATAACCGCACCTTTTTCAGCGTCCGGTAATTAATGCCGCCTTCAGTGTGCCATTCATCGTCAACCACCTGGAAACCGAAACTCATTTGATTGACGTCACCGCGCCGTATCAACTCGATTAAATCGTGTGCATAGCTGGTGTCCGGCGGGATTACCTCAAATCGCAAGCCGTGTTCATCCTCAGCCAGCGATAATGTGCCGTTTGTCGTCCGTCCGAGTACATACCGGCTCTCGTGGTTCCACAATGCCCGAATGTCATCATTCAATCCACCAGCGAATGCACCCGGCACAATTTTCTCGATAAATCCGCCCAAATCCTCACTCGGAGAATTAAATACCGCAGCATATCCGCTGATAACTGGAGCCGTGCCGGTATCCATTGCCCGCAAATCCGTTATTTTAAAGCTTCGTTTTTCCATAATTCCTCCTAAATACTCGCCAATGTTACGCAATCACACCCTTTATGTGCCGGAGCATGTCCGACATCGTGCCGAATTGACATCGGTCTATCAGTCCCGTCCGGTTGCCACGGCTGATTTGCCGGTAAAAACACACTGTTTATGCCAACAATTTTACCGTTTAATGCCCGGCAATACGGGCACGAATCGCCGATATTGTACCATCTCACATATTCAACACCGGCGGAAATGTAAAATGCTTTTGCGAGCGCATTCCCGGCGCGGAATGTTTCATCGTGTGCTGTGATTTCCGACCGTGTTTCACTCCATCCATCCAACCGCTCATTGACTACCCGCGCCGCGTCTTCATTTTGCGCAATAGCGTCATCGAGCAACCGCAACAATTGCAATTTGCTCTCATTTGTCATCCGGGAAGCCAGCGCGCTAGCGTAATCATCCAGGAATGAGCCAACATCACCAACATCACCAACATCGCTTTCGAGTTCGGCGGCAACACTATCGCCAATTTGTGCCGCATACGTGCGCAATACCGGCATAATTGACGATTTCCATACGTCACGATGTGCATCATAATAATTTTCCAGCCACTTTCGGAACGATTCAGCGCCGCGTTTTTGCAAATGTTTTTTTGTTGCGCCCCGGACGTCATTGATTTCTCGCCGGAAAACACGCGAAATTGTATCCAAAAACACGCCTTCAAACGATTTTATCTTCTTTTGACGCAATATCGCCGCAGATTTCCCACGTTTTTCTATGAAATTGGCTCTCACGGCGCGATTGCCATCATTTTGCTGTGGTTTTGTGCTGCCCGCATCTGTCGCTGGTATCATATTCAGTGGGATGAGATATACATCACCACCATCCACCGGATTCATATTTTCCAGCCGCCGAATATCATTTGCGCTCATCCATCCATTCTGCCGTGCCGTTGCATATGCGTTATACCGGCTTTCAACATCGCCGCGCAACAATCCATCAACCACAAACTCGGCAAAATACCGTTTGCGCTCGTTTGGCGCAAACAAATCGCGCCGCATTGTCTGTTCCCAACGCACCAACCACGGTCGAATTGTGTGTACCACAAAATCAATGTTCTGCTGCTCGATGTTGCTGAATGTCGCCCGCTCCAAATCTGCGAGCATATGCGGCGGCACCCGGAATATTCGCGCGATTTCAGACAATTGAAACTTCCGTGTTTCCAAAAATTGCGCGTCGTTTGGCGGAATGCCAATCGTTTCAAGTTTCATTCCCTCTTCTAAAATCATCAACCGGTGCGCATTGCTCAGCCCCTGATGGTGCGAATATACGCTGTCCCGTAATCGCTCCAGCGCTTCCTCGCCCAATAAGCCCGGATGTTCCAGCACCATCCCCGGACGCGCTCCGTTTCTGAAAAACCTGCCACCAAATTCCTCTGTCGCCAGCGCCAGCCCGACCGCCTGCCGGGCGAGGGCGATGGGAGAGTACCCAACCAGCCCATCGTGGCTCAACCCCCGCAAATGCATTATTTGCCCCGGCGCAAACTGGTGTGTTGTTCCATCCGGCAACAAATATTTGTATACAATCATTCCATTTTTGCGCTCAACGGACATTCTATCCGGTCGCAATTGCCACAATGCCATCACTCGCCCGGATTTTGTGCGCTGGATTTCAGCGTATGCATTCCCCCACAGCGCCAAATGCCCCATCATTGTTTCCCGAAACTCGAAACTGGTCGTCTCCGGATTCGTCAGATCGTGCAAAATCTCTTGCAAATAATGCCCATCAGCCCCACGTTTCCCGCCGTCTGGTCGTTTCTCGTATATGTTCAACGGTAAACTGGCGATTGTTTCCGCCAAAATTCGCACACAAGCAAACACAGCTGTATTTTTCAGGCTTCCGGTTTGTGTAACCGGTACTCCTACGCTCGTATCATATCCGCCAAACGTCAATCCAAGTGAATTCCAGTTGCGCGTATCTGGTTTTGAAAGCGCGCGCGTCAGTAAACCCATCATATGCCCCTATATGCCAACAATAACCCCAGCGCCGACAAAATTGTCCCGATTACAACCAACACCCACCATCCAACCGTGACCCATAACCCGATTCCGAGTATTGCCATCCCAATGATGAACAAAAATTCTGGCAATTCGATTATTCCGCGCATATATAAATCCTCATCAAATCACCAACACCCCGCGTCTGTTGTAAACACTGTCCGCCTTGCCGTCATTCCCGTGCCGGATAGCTCTGTCGAGCGCCATCACCAGCGCCACAATCCCATCGATTTTTTCGCGCGATCTTGCCTTGTCTGGTTTCACGTTTCCCGCCGGATCGGTTTTGACCACCATATTATCTGCCATCCATCGCAATACAGGATTCCCGCCGTGCGCAATGCTGCGCTCAAGCACAAGCCGTAATAATTCCTTTGTCGGCGCGCTCATACTGGGAAACCCCTGTCCAAACGGCACCATCGTAAACCCAGCCCCATCCAAATTTTGGCTTATCTGAAACGCTCCCCATCTGTCGAATGCGATTTCACGGATGTTGTATCGTTTCCCAAGCGCTTCAATCTCCGCTTGTATCCGCTGGTAGTCAATCACATTACCCTCAGTCGCAATCACCAGCCCATCGCGGTTCCACGCATCATATGGGACACGGTCACGCCGGGCGCGTTCAATCATATTCTCCGTCGGGATGAAAAATCGCGGTATCACGTGATATGGTTCCCCATCCTCCACCGGCGGAAACACCATCACGAACGCCGCAATGTCGGTATGCGTTGCCATATCTAACCCGGCATAGCACTCTCGCCCATCCAATTCCGGCGGCTCCGCAGAACATTCGTCCCATTTTCTCATATCAAGCCACCGGCTTTCCTGCTGCGTCCACTGGTTCAAATGCAATCTCCGGAATGTGTTTTGATAAGCCGGAACATTCTCGGCCTTCAGCGCTTCATTCCGTAAATATTCCGCACTAACCGTCACATCGTAGCTCGGATTCGCTTTCCGCCATATTTTCTCTTGTGTCCAATCATCATCCTCATCAGCAGCGGCAATAAACCCCAAAAATGTATCATCCTCGATGATACCGGCATTGATTTGCCGTGCATATTCGTGTTGCTCCCAGCAGATTGATTCGCGATCAAATCCAGCGGTTGTAATTGCCACCATTAATGGCTGTGTCCGGCTCCCCGTACTGGTTGCCAGTACATCCCACAGGTTGCGGTTCGGCTGCGCGTGTAACTCGTCAAATACAATCATATGTGCGTTAAGCCCGTGCTTCGTATATGCGTCTGCAGATAAGACTTTGTAACTACTCCCTGTCGCCGGTACAACAATAGACCGTTTATATACCTCCGCCCGCGCCGACAATTCCGGCGATTGTTCAACCATTTGCCGCGCCTGTTCAAACACAATCGCGGCCTGTTCTCTATCCGCCGCCGCACTATATATTTCCGCGCCAGGTTCGTTATCTGCGAATAATCCATATAATGCCAGCCCAGCGCACATTGTTGATTTCCCGTTTTTGCGCGGTATCTCAATGTATGCTGTTCTGATTTTCCGCGTGCCATCGGCGCGCCTCCAACCGAACATCGGTTTGATGACATTCTCCCACTGCCATTCCTGCAATTGAAATGGCAAACCCGCCCAACGCCCTTTTGTATGCCGCAGAAACCGCTCGAAAAATCGCCGCACACGTAATGCCGCCTGCTCATCAAAATAGAATTTAGTATCCGAAGAAATCTTCTTTTTTGTCATTCCTGTTCAATGATTGTACTCTACTCCGGCTCGATGGTGTCGCGCCGAGTTCCGATAACCATTTTCTCATCTCTGATCCCGCTCTGTTCGCTATTCCCAGATACGGATTTTGGATAAAATTCCCGTTTGTCGTCCGCGCAACCAGTCCGGTTTTGTTAATGTTCTCAATAGCCTTCACCCAAGTTGAGTATGTCTCGCAATATGCTTCCAGTGCTGCGCGATCGATCCGTGCCAATATGCCAGAGTGGTGGAAGTCCTTCACCACCCGTCGCCATTCCTTTTTCGCCGCAGTACTCAAATGCGATGGCGCGCGCGGGGCGGCTTTGTATTGCGCTGGCTCCGGTTCGTTTTCGGGAAGCGGATGCCGCCCTGGATTACCAGCGAGTATTTTCAATTTTGTTGGCTTTCGTTTGCGCCCTACC